AAGACAAAAAGACGTTGGTTGTGGTAAATGCCTTTCGAAAAAGGCTTGACATTATTGCTGTTTCAGGATATAATTAAAGGATAGAAAGATGTCAGAAGATTCAAACTTATCATTAAAAATAACTGACGGTAAAGATCGTAGAGAATACAATTTTCATCGTCGTGAAGCTATGTTTCATAATGATGTGTCTCGGCGTCTTTCAGCTGATCCGATTAGATCTAAACACCATAGAGACATGTCTCTAAAACATCTAGATTCTGCTAGTGGTATTCTTTCTAAGTATGACACAAGTTTTAAAACTTAATAAATAGTCTTAATGATAGTGAACTGAGGAAAATTAAACCAAGCAACACGAGGGTGCAAATCCCTCCGTCTCCACCAAAAGGACTTCTCTGAGCATCCTATTTGTATAAATAGGTTCGAGGAGAAAAGAAATGAAACATTTACATCACATTATTCCAAAACACATGAATGGAACTGACGATCCAGAAAATCTTGTAGAGTTAACTGTTGAAGAACATGCTGAAGCTCACAAGTTACTTTGGGAAAAATATGGAAGATGGGAAGATAAACTTGCGTGGCAAGGATTAGCTGGCTTGATTGGTAAAGAAGAACTAATCAAACAAATGTTATCCGAATCAGGTAAGAAGGGAAATACTTCTAGACCCACTAATAAGGGAATGAAGTATAACTGGAAAAATCCTCCTAAACCGCCTGGAACTGTTGGAACTAAGTGGTTTCACAATCCAGACAATCCTAGTGAACGAAAATGTTTCAAATCAGACCAAAAACCACCGAAAGGTTGGATAAGAGGACAAGGAAAAAAATCAGTAAATCCTGGTTTGAACTTCCACTCTAAGAAGAAGTCTTTTTGATGGGGACGATTTTAGGTTCGACTGTTTGTAAATAGGTTCTGAGGCTATCCGGATGTTCTCCGTTAAACGAACAAAAACACTAAATGCAAACGATAATGACTTTGCACAAGAGCAACGCCTAGCAGCGTAGTGTCTACGAGTCCGGGGGTACTTGGGAACAGAAACCCCCACTTCTTCTTCAACAACATAGAGAGTAAAAATATGAAACTTCTAGTACTAGCTGCAGCCGCAGCACTTCTTCTAGCTCCAGCCGCAGCCGCACAAACGGTTTCTGTCGGCACCACAAACGGACAAACAGACACAACCTACGTTAATGGCGAATGGGCCTGGGACGTTGGTAATGATGTCGAAGCAATCGTCGAAGGTCGTCTCCGTGAATCAAACAGCCATCTCGTGAAGGTTGGTGTTCAGCGTGAGTTTGTAGACCTCGGCCTAGTCAAACTTGCCGGTCGCCTTAACCTCACCCAAACAGTTGGTGTCGGTAAAGACTCCACTGGCGTTTCGATCGAACCAACAGCTTCTTTCAATGTTGATAAAGCCAAGGTAACGGTTGGATACGAAATGGGCGATTCGTTCCGCTCGCGTGACAATGGTACCGTTCGCACTAGCACCGTGCTGGTCATGTATCCATTCACCTTTGGTAACTTCGGTCTTCAATATGAAAACGAACGTGGTGATCTGAAGCAAGAGTCAGTTTCTCTCGTCTACTCACTCAAGCAGTAAAATAACTAAGGATGGGGACTATCCTTTAAAAGTCCCAACAATTTTCAGGGGAATAATTTCTGATCGACCAAGCACAGTGAATGGACCCGCCTGTTAAGCGGAGGTAGCCTGGGGCGGTACCAGGGATCAGAGCCATTTCTAAAATGGTAAAAGAAAAGTTTCTAATTCTCAGGATTTATAATGAAACATCATACTGTCGCATTTGTAGAAGTACTACACGGCATCGATGTTTACAACATCGGCCATGGTCATGTTTGGCCACGTAAAGATGGTAATAAAGTGCGCTGTCTTGGACCAGGTGTGTGTAAACAGTGTACTTATGATAAAACGAGGAGAGATGGCGTGGTTGACAAAGATTTTCTTTACTCTGGTTCTGCTGTTGCCGGAAGTGCGCAAAAGTATGATGCCAAAGAACATAAATCAGATACAGAAGTAAGCCTCGAGATCGCGATCAGATTGCTGACAAAAGCTTATCTTCAATTCAAATACTATGAGAAAAACCACCGTGAGAAGATGACCGATCCATCTATCACAAAAGAGAAACTACTTGAGACCTTCGATAAAGCGGAAGCGAATGCCGCATTCGCCAAGGAAATTAAGGATCAACTAGATGAGTTCCAAAGCAGACAGAAAACTTAAGCGCAGAGCTATTCGCCGCGCAACTAAAAACGCCAACATTGACGTTGGGCCAAAAGAGAACAAGAAGTTCATGAGCGCCGGATATGGTTCTGGCGTCACGGTTTCTGAGTTCCCAAAACAAGAAGTTGTACCATGGTATCAAAGACTCAAGAATACAAACTAGGTAAGACAATTGATCCCCAGCAGCTGTACAAGGATCTCGAGCAAATTGTTCGGGAGAACCATATCAGCTATGGGGATGCAATCATTCATTACTGTGAACGTGGCAAGCTCGAGATCGAGACGGTAGCTGAAGTGATTAAGAGAAATCCTAAGCTGACATCCGCTCTTCAGAATGAGTTTGAAAGCCTCAACATGTTGCCTAAGACAGCACGGTTGCCTGTGTAAAAATGCAAGCCTTTGACGCTTATGTTATGTTTCTTGCACTCAAACAGCACTTCAATTCAAGTTACGATTATCAGAAGTATCGCGGCAAAGTCCGTGCTGATCCCAGCAAGTTTGAAGTAAAGAAAGACAAGTACCTCTTTCAGAAGCTCGCGAAGCGACCTGATCCGGAGATGTACATTGTCGCCAATTTGATTGACAGAGACATCACCTGGGGTGGTGATCTGTTTGGTGAACAAGCTGAACGAGCATACACTGATTGGTTGAAGAGAAAAGAATCGCTGGCCTATGTGTTTAAGACAGACTTAGGTAAGCTTGATGAAGACTTCAATAAGAATTTTGTTGTTGAAGAAGGTCAGCATCCATATGCTCTTAAGCTCTTCAAGAGAAAGCTTATCTGCATCGAGACTCTGATCATCCTTGATGACATCCTTGGCTTCATGAAACATTGGAACAAGCAAATAAATGATTCGGTCATTTGGCCAAGTATTTACAAAAAATGCTTGAAGTATCGACCCTTTCTAGGGTATGATAGGGGTAAGTATCTCGCAATCCTAAAGGAGAAGTTCTTATAATGTCTGAAGAAATGTTTACATACCAAGCAGCACCATATATGCCACAGGTTGATACGAGGCTAACTATGCCGTCACCTATCTGGCCTGACTTTAATCATGAGTCGACCGCATCTCAGCGAATGACTCGGGCCAAACGTTTGAATGATGAGAACTTCTGGTCAGAGATGCGGGCAGTATTCGATCATGATTTCAATACGCTCCCGCTCGAGCGTTACAAGGCATGGGCATCCACATTTATGGTGCCAATTATGTCTAGGAACAAACCATCTGAGTATATCGCGCTAGCTCTTGGTGATGCTCATTATAATGAACTTGTTCGTGACGCTATTACCGAACCACTGGTTGGTATGACTATTGAAGACTTTAATGCACACTACCGTGTGTTTGATGACAGCCTGTTTACGATGAACCGTATCTTCCATTATGCACATCTGAAGAATTTTGCTCAGGGAAGACCCGCTCACGAAAGCTTCACACAAGTCACCCAGTATCTCAAGAGCCTGAAGCGCATCGTAGAGATTGGTGCTGGTGCCGGCGAAATGGCAGATGTGTGCCGTCAACTTGGCTTCAATGGCGAATATGTGATCTATGACTTCAAGGAACTGACTAACATTCAGCAGTGGTTCCATGAAAAGCGTGGACACAAAAACACTAAATATGTACATGATGTGAATGATCTTGGGCCTGCAGACCTCTGTATTGCTACATGGTCATTAACTGAAATGCCAATTGCGGATCGTGCCGCAGTGATGCAGAAACTAGGTGACACGAAGGACTGGATCGTTACCTATTCCGATAAGATCTTCGGTATGGATAATGAAGAATGGATCATTAATGACTTTCTACCACGTTTCGAAGCCAGAACGACGAGCATACAGCCGTTCTGGGATAATGAGTCGAAATACGTGTTCGTAAGACATACAACGTAATATACAACATACATCGAAACACAAAGGAATACGAATATGGTTGACTTCAAAACAATGAAGAAGAGCGCAAACAATTTTGATAAGCTGAGAAAAGAACTCGCTGATCAAAACCAAGGCAAATCCAAAAAAGAAGGCGAAGAACGTTTCTGGTCCCCAACGGTTGATAAAGCCGGTAACGGGTTCGCGATCGTTCGTTTCCTCCCAGCACCAGGCGATGAGGATCTTCCTTTCGTCCGCATGTGGGACCATGGCTTTCAAGGCCCTGGTGGATGGTACATCGAAAACTCTCTAACGACAATCGGTAAGGAAGACCCTGTTTCTGAGTTCAACTCCGAACTCTGGAACCAGTCGACCGATGACAATTCTCCACAACGTAAGCAAGCCCGCACTCAAAAGCGACGCCTTTCCTACACTTCCAACATCTATGTTGTGAAGGACTCTGCTAAGCCAGAGAACGAAGGCAAGGTGTTCCTCTACAAGTACGGTAAGAAAATCTTTGATAAACTCAATGATGTTATGAACCCGCTGGAAGCAGAGGGTGAAGAAGCTATGAACCCGTTCGACTTGTGGACAGGTGCTAACTTTAAGATCAAGATCCGTCAGGTTGATGGTTATCGCAACTATGACAAGTCTGAGTTTGATGATGCTGGTCCGCTGCTTGATGACGACAAAGAACTTGAAGCCATCTGGAAATCTGAGCACCCACTACAAGAGCTCATTGATCCCAAACACTTCAAGAGCTATGATGAACTCAAGAAGCGCCTCGAGAAAGTCCTTGGTCTGAAGACTAAGGGTGGTATGGATGAAGATGTTGATGCGGCAGAGAGCCGTAAGACAGCTGAACCAAAGAAACAAAAAGAAGCACCCGCTCCGAAGCAGAAAGCTGCGAAAGCAGCCAAGCCTCCGGTTGAAGAGGATGACGAATCAGATGATGAGGATGATGAAGAAGGTGGCCTTGAGTATTTCTCTAAGCTCGCCAATGAAGTTGATGAAGACTAGTCATGAAGATGGCATCAATTACTGAAACGCCTGGGATTCATTCTAGGATTTTAGTGTCAGACATAATTGTTTCAACCCTTGATGGTTCTCAAATTCCGAATAGGAAAATATGTAAACGCTGTGAGATACTTTATCCCATTAGTGCATTTTACAGAGAATCAAAACCAAAAAGGAAACACGTAAACTCAACGCGAGATATCTGCGTTGATTGTTGGAATAAGGAAGCTGCTGCTAGAAGAAACTTAAAGTATCTGATGACATCTGCATCATGGCCTTCGGTCTTAAATTTTATTTGATGAACTGAAAAGGGGGGAGCTTCGCGGCTCCCCCCTTTTTTTTATGATCTAAATTGAGAAGCACCATCAATTGGACTTCTGCCTCTGTCCGGTGACATTACAGTTATCGGCGGTGGTTTTCCTGTTCTACCTTGATTACCATCTTTTATAACCGTGACACTTTTGTTTGTATTAGCACGCGATGGCTTCTCGATAATTGATGCCGTTCTGGCACCTTCTGTCTTGATAGTGGTTACCTTACTAGTCATCTGTGTATCTTTAATCAATATCTGATCAGCCAATTTTCTACGATCTGCTTGAGCTTGTTTCAAGTTACGCGGCGCAACTGCTGCTGTTACCGCATCGATGTCATTAAGATTAACACCCTTTTTTTCTTTTTCCTTAAAGTAAGCTGCCGTCGCTTCCGCGGCTATTTTTGGGTCTTTCATTAATTCTGGGTTTTTGACCAGATCCTTTCCGATCATTTTACCAATGCGATCGTAGTTATCACGTCCGGTAAGCTGAATGTAACCGCGACCACGGTACTTGTACGCATCACCAGGATCTTTGTTTCCAAGAGCCTTGATGCTACCATACATTTTCTCGAAGAACTTCGAGTCATCCTTTTTTAGATCAGTCAACTGCTGGTCAGTTAAATCCTTTACCTTATCTCCAAACACTTCACGAATTCTTTTGTTATCGGTGTTCTTGTAACTCATCTCTTCTTGGTTTACGAAATTAGATTCACCCTTAACTTGAGCCATGATGTTAGCTACCGCTTTGGGATCTTTTATGCCTTGTTCTGCAAGAGCATCCTTGATGCTATCTTTGGCGCGAATCTGACCAACACCAAGTGGAGTTATTGTATTGTTTGGTAGAACTTTGCTTTTATCAAACACACTGGCTTCATCTCTATTACCACCGCCGAAGGTGTCATCCCACCATTTACCAATACCACTAAGAAAATCAGATACACCTTTCGCGAAGTTGCCAATTGCATCACTCATCATTTTAACGCCATCATTGAAGAGTTTGATGATTGGTTTGATTGAGAGCATCATTGTTAAACCAATGATTTCACCAATCAGCTGCCCGAAAGAAGTAGCTTTATCTTTAGTACCTTCAATAAGTCCACCTAATCCTGGAGATATCTTGTCTTTATTTTCTAATGAATCTTCTCTTAACCCAGCAGCCTGACCAGATTGCAACGAGTACATTGATTTTAGTGTTGTGTTGATCTCTTTTAAAAATCCGTTTGATGTCTCACAACACAGGTTGTCGGATTTGCTTGACATAGCAGCATCACCACTAGTGTTTTTTATATCACTAAGCAGTCTTTGTGTATCTTCACAACAATCAGATTTTCTTTTTGGGATAACAACAGAATTGTTTTGTTGCTGTCTACGGTTTGGAAACTCGATAATCTGTGCTGTTTTTTTCTGTGTTACATCTTTTTTTGGTGCACTTTTCTTCATCAACACCTGTGGAATAGTGCCGCTTGGTGCGGTTGTTGCACCTTTAACTTTGGATGAAAGCCCATCAGCTGCATCCTTAGCACTACCAACAAGTAGAGCTCTGGCTAATAACGGAAGTGGCATGTTATCCCTGTTCCATTTCTTTACGTTTTTCTTCTAAGAAACTAATAAGCATATCCACGTAAAGGTCTCGTTCGAACGGAAAGATGTTCTCGAGGTCACTGATAGAGTATTTATGGTGTTGAACTAATGAAAATATGAGACTGTAATAGTTTGCTAGACTACTATGACTCATAGCAATTGAAAAAAATCATCTAACGTATTCAGAACAATGTTGCGTTCAGATCCCTTTGAATTTGTGTATTGAATCGTGTGTTCCATACGAGGAGCCGAAGCGAAGAAAGCTCTAATCTTCTCAATAGCTGGTGATGGAAGATTGTTGACAAACTCGTCGATTTCTTCATCGGTACTGTCTCTTAGATCGTAAACAGTTTCTTCGTCATAGATCTCTTTGATGCAATTTTTAATGTAGAATGACATGAGTTCAGCTTCATTATCAATATCAATTATCTGATCGATTGTTTCGCCGTCACCATGCTTCAAAATCATACCAACTTTAGATGTAACCTCAATTTTGTTTGATATCTTTTTCTTTGACTTCTTTACCTCAATGGCAAGGAGATCCACCTTAAACTTGTATTCCTTATCATCCTCATTGTCAACGTATGTCAACTCAACGGTGTTGTTGACAGAAATAGCGCGCAGTTGAAGGAATAGATACTCGATGTCGACAATCAGTAGTTTCTGAACATCAATTTTATCAATAGAACAGTTGTTTATGATTTGTTTAACAGCCTTGAGAATCTCTTTTTTGTTTTTGGTTTGCTGTGCCATGAGGAGAATCTTTTCCTCCTTCACAAGGAATGGGCGAAAGCCCACTACCTTACCTGTTGATGGGACAGTAATCTCTGTTACAGGATATTCAATTTTTGGCAGACCCATAGTTACTCCTTATTTGAAGATCCGATCAAAGATCTTCGTTATGTTACGTTCAACGCCACTGTAGATTTCACCCTGAATGATTTTCTCAGTCTGGTTGTATATGCTACCTAGTACGCTTGGTTTATTGTATTCTCCGAGCGAATCTTCGAATACCTCTTCGTTTGACTTTGCGGTAATTCCGAATGCTTCAAGTGCATCTGCTTCAAACACTTCGCCATTGTCTTTTTTAAATTGCTGTGACATGTGAGTAAATTGCATATTCACACTCAATTTCATCATCTCGTTCTCTGATCCCCAATTGAGATCTGTGTCTGATGTGATTAATGGATATGCGGTGTACAGTTTAGCACCGAACGATTGGATGTTATGTGGGTTGTACACCCAGATACGCACCGTTGGTGACATGTAATTGTCTGGGTATGTTAAAAGATATGGTTTACGCAAACCAGAATCTTTGTTTGGTGACATACCAAGATCTGTGTTGTATCCGACAATAGCATTTGTCCAATCATGGAAAAATTTAACTACTTTGGCGTTACGATCAACAATAAACTGTAAACGAACTGGGTTGAAGATAGGAAGATATGGTCTTTTCTCGAACTGACCAATACCATGGCGTCTGATGTCGTCTTGTGTTAGGAATTGTACACCAGGAATCTGAGCGCTCTCACAACGCATAATTAAGAAATCATCCACATCAGTATAGAATTTGTCGTTACCAAAACTACCAAACTCCTTTGTTAGTGCGCGCAACCCCTTTGGCATAGAAATAATGACTAGAAACCTGTTTGTTTGTAGTACACCGTTAAGATTAATCTCTGAACGAAATTCATTGATCCCAAATTTACCAGTACGAGAACCAGCTGTTACTATGACTCTGTCACCCTCTTCAGCAGGTGCTTGTGTTTGTGTCTTAGGTGGTATAAAAGGCGATGCCATTGCTTATCCTCTAATCTGTTTCTTGCTGTCTTTCCAGACTTTGGCAGTTGTCGCTTTTTGGAAACGCTCTGTTGGTAAGAATAATGCGATGTCCCATTCAGTTGGTGCTATGTACATAAACTTAGAGCGCATCTGAAACTTCAGGTAACGCTTTACGCATGGTTCGAACATAGAGATCTTTGCTACTTTCTTCATCAAACCATAATTCAACTGTAACTTTGTTCTCTCGTCGTATTTTGTGTTATTAGCATATTCATACAATCCATCCATCAAATTGGCTCTGAGTTGTGGTGGTAGATAGTGCATATTCAACCCAAGAAACCCACCATCTGCCTTTTCAAATGGAAACACCAAAGGAAAGGTGTCATAGTATGGAAGTTCTTGTGCGTGTTTTGGATAATAGAAAAACATATACATCGAACCAAGCACAGGATTTGATACTAGCCGCGATGGGTCGCCTTTAAAGAAACTCTTTTCATTGATTGTTTTTATCTTGGCAGCTGTTTCGCGATACCATTCGCGTGCCTTCTCGGTTCTAGCCGGAGCTTGTCCGGATCTCAAACCTTTCTCAATCATGTTAGTAAACAGTGTGGCCATTTGTGTTCCTCAATTACCTGATATTTATCGGTAATTTAGAACTTGATACCTAGGTCTTTGGCTCCCATTTTCACGAATGTCCATCCTCTTTCGGCACAATAACGCTCTGCTGCTGCCCATTTGGCGCTGTTGACACCCCATGTATATACTTCTTTGATATACTGTTTGGATGGCTTGCCGCCTTTGGTATTGCGTGGCTTTGGCTCAACCATTTGCGCCTCAGGTTTAACTTCAATAAGCACTTCTTCAATAGCACCCTTCGGGGTGCGTTTCATCACATAAAAGTCAGGAAAATATCTGTGACGTTTGTTGTCTATGGGTGAAATGTATGGAATGATGATCTCCTCAGAGCTCCATTTGATGATGTTTGGTTGTGTATCTAGATACATCATCAGTTTAAGCTCCCAACCGGATCGATAGATCACATTTGTTGGATCACCTTTATACTTTTCAGGATGTTTAGGTTGGAATTTACCTTGATACGCCATATAAATAAACCGTTGCAACCAGTTAAAGAGAAACACATGGGACTCGATCTCAATAGATTTTCCAACATCAGCGATCCTATCTCTAAGGTAATCAAAGAGGCAGGAAACCAACTCATTGATACCGCAGAGAATGCTGTCATTGGGAACCTATCTGCTGCCTTCGCTCGCCTTGGTTTGGGGAGTGGCACAAATAAGAATGTCCTAGGTAATTTAGGCGAGCAGGTACTAGCTGGTATTGCTGGTGAGATCTTTGGTGCTATTGGTCGTGAGATGAACCTCTCATCCAAAGGTGACATCGAGGATTTCCGCGGAGTTCTAGTAAACTCAGATTTCAAGCGTGATGTGATTGATGCCGATAACATCAGCAAAATCAACAAGGGTGCATCACCAACAAACATCATATTTCCATCTGATCTAAATGATTTCTATATCCAATTGGACTTTAAGAAATATAGTCGTCCGGCCCCTAATGTGTTGGCGACAGTAGCAACTGATTTTTCTATATCCTTGCCTCTACCTCGAACACTTGAAGATCGACACAACCTTAGCTATGATACTCTCAACCAGGGTCTAATTGGTGCTATTTTCAACCAAGGCGCAGGTAATGCTAACAAAGACAGTGTTGATGCTCTCGTAGACAACGCAGCATATGCTGCAGCTTATATTGGTAAAAGGGCAATCACAGAGTTCACCAGCAGTGGTGAAGCGTTTGTTGCGTTGACATCACAGAATTTTGGTGCCACACTAAATCCACATCTTTCTATATTATTCCAAGCACCAACACTTAAAACCCACAAAATGCAGTGGATGTTGTCAGCTAATAACCCACAAGAATCAGAGACCATTCGTAAGATTACCCAGCTTATTCGTGCTGCTTCTCTACCAGCATTCATCACCAACCAAAAAGGACAAGCTAACCTTAATCTGTTGGATATGCCTATGATGTGTAAAATGACGCTTTATCCTTGGGGAGATGAATCTAAGTTTGCTGGTGTTCACCGTGGTAAAAATGACATCTACAACAAAAACTTGTATACATTCAAACACACTGTTATTGATGGTGTAAATATCAATTATTCACCAAGTAGCTTGGCGTTCTTTGATGATGACAGTGGTGGTAACAACCCAGCGCCAGCGTTTGTGGTGCTTGAAATTTCATTTTTGGAAATTGAATACTTTACAGCTGATGATTTCGGTCGTCATGGTAAGAGTCTTGACTTTAATGAAACTCTTGGTAAATTTACGAAAGATATTATGGGTGCTTTTGACGAAGAAAAATTAGCTGTTGATGGTATTTCAGCTATAGCAGACGTTGAATCAAGAACCACAGCTCAAAATGAAAACACGAATATCTTCGCTCTTGAAGGACAAGCAAACAATATAGTGATGCAACAGTATGCTGCTGGCTCTAACAATGATGAACAACAAAATTATCTGTATAAAACAGCAGATGGTAGCTGGTTCTATCATGATGTCACCAACAAGAAAGTTGAACCAATCAAAACTTTTGATAATACTTTCTTTGATCAGTTTGGAGTACCAGCTGATGAACAGAACACTATTCCTATCACAACGGGTACACCTGTGTTACTATCCAATTTAGCACCAAAGGCATTACAGACAACCGTTGATGGTATCAACGTAGTAGCAGGACCAGTCTAATGACCCACTACTTCAATAAATTCCCACTCGTCAATTACAATGGTGTGCCAGTCCGCAACATTATGGCCAGAGCGGCGTTTGATCTACAAACAAAAAACAACCCAGCCAACTTTGGTGTTGTTCGTGTTGAGGATGATGTTACTGGAAGAGCAGACATTATAGCAGACAACTATTACGGTAATCCAACATATGATTGGTTGGTTTACTTTAGCAATGAGATTGTTGATCCATATAATGACATGCTACTTGACTCAGAATCATTTGCTCGTTTCATCGTAGCCAAGTATGGTTCTATTCAACGTGCTCAACAAAAAGTTTTACTGTACATCAACAACTGGGCAGACAACGAGAACGACAAGCTTACTGTTACGCAGTTTGATGCAGCCTCAAAGATAGTAAAGCGTTACTATAATGGCGTTATTGACTACGCCAACAGAGTAACAGAATATGTTCGTATTAAGGCTGACTGGATGAAGTCGACAAACAAACTGCGACAGTTGGTTGTATCACCAACAGATTATCTTCTTGTTGGGGATACTATTATCCAAACATTGACAGGCAACATTATTGCTACAGGTGAAATTGACAACGTAAACACTCTTACTGGTGTAATCACAGTAAAACATATAACAGGCACTTTTGGTGTTAGTGGGACAATCACCATTCCTAATAATGCAATGGCATATACATGTACAGCTGTTACCAACCCATTCCCAGCTGACAACATCACAGCTGAAGAAGCTCGTTTCTGGTCTCCATACACAGCATATCAAATGGAACAAGAGTTAAA